CTAACGGTGGTGATGTTTTTGTAAAAGACGCAGGCACTACTTTTGGTAGTCTTACTAATACTAGTGGTAACTTAATTATTAAATCAGGCACAACAACTGCTGCTACTTTTAGTGGTGCAAATGTTACTTTTGCAGGAACAGTTGGTTCTGGTGCAATCACTTCAACCGGTATCGTAACAGGTACAGCATTTACTGCTGGAAGTGCTGTTCTCGCTGAGGCAGAATTAGAACTACTTGATGGTTTGACTGCTGGTACAGCAATCGCTAGTAAAGTAGTTACGACAGACGCTAATATAGACACAACTGGTCAAAGAAATTTAACAATCTCTGGCGAATTAGACGCTGCAACAGGTGACTTCTCTGGTGCTGTTGATGTTGCAGGTGCTCTTACAACTGCTGCTATAACCGCAAGTGGTATCGTAACAGGCACAGCATTTACTGCTGGTAGCGCCGTTCTTGCAGAAGCAGAACTAGAATTATTAGACGGATTAACTGCTGGTACAGCAATTGCGTCTAAAGTAGTTACAACGGATGCAAACATAGATACAACAGGACAAAGAAATTTAACAATCTCTGGCGAACTTGATGCTGCAACTTTAGATATATCTGGTGACGCTGACATTGATGGCACAACTAACCTTGATATTGTAGACATTGATGGTGCTGTAGATATGGCATCTACACTACAAGTAGATGGAGCTATAACATCTTCGGCTGGTATGACTATCACAACTGCTGATAATTTAGCTCAACTTACATTAATCTCAACAGACGCTGATGCTAACCCAGGACCATTTATAAGTTTCTATAGAAATTCTGGTAGTGCTGCAGATAATGATTTTTTAGGTAGAATTGTATATACATTTAATAATGATGCTCCTGAAGTTGAAACTGCTTTAGCTCAATATGTTATTGCTAGGGATGTATCTAATGGCTCAGAAGATATAGAATATAAAATTGAAATGATGACTGCAGGTGCAGTTGTAAATAGATTTGGTCTTGCACCTACTGAAACAGTATTTAACGAAGATAGTGCTGACATAGACTTCCGAGTAGAATCCAATGGTGATGCTAATATGTTATTCGTTAATGGTGGTACTGATAGAATTGGGATTAAAACAAACGCTCCCACAAAAACTTTAGGTATAGGTGGAGATGGCCTAGTGTCACTAGAGGGTTCTTCTAATGCTTTAACTTTTTATGATAGTTCCGCTTTAAAAGCATATATAACTTCTCAATCTTTTGGAGACCATAACGGAGATGGTTTAGGTCTTGTTACAGCTGGTGATGAACCAATTAAATTCTTTGCTAATGGTGCACTTCAATGGACAATAGAAACCACAGGACATCTTATACCGGGTGGTAATGACCACGGAATCCACCTTGGTGTATCTTCAGCAACAGCATCTAACTTACTCGATGATTATGAAGAAGGTACTTGGACAATAATTCTTGAAGATAATAGTGATAATGCTATTACTTTAAGTACAAACGCAGGAACATATATTAAAATAGGTGGTCAAGTAACAGTAACAGGTTACCTTGTAGCATCAGCTTTAGAAAGTGCAAGTGGGGGTATTCGTATAAGTGGATTACCTTTTAACATACTAGGAAACTCTAGAAACTACGCCGCAATGTCTGTTGGATATGCTGTAGGTTTAAATATAACAGCGGGAACTTCTATTGCGGGTATTGGAATTATAAATACAAATAATGTAAATATAGTAAATTTTGATGCTACTGCAGGTTCAACTAATTTAACTGCCGCAAAATTTTCGGCAGATGGTGGATTCGTTTTTACAATGACTTACACAGTGGTTTAATATTTAAAAGGAGAAAACAATGGCAATAACAAAAGAAACAGAAATAGCAAAGATAGAAGTAGTTGGAGAGTATAAGGCTGTTCAAGTAGCTTCTGATACTGTTATTAAAGAAGATGGTACAGAAATATCTCGTAGCAGACATAGACACGTTTTACAATGTGGTACATTAAACGCTAGTGATGCTCTAGTTGATAAAGACATTTCTGCTGAACCAACTGAAGTACAAGCAGTAGCAAATGCTGTGTGGACTGACGCTGTTAAGACTGCTTGGAAAGATAAGCTAATAGCAGATAAAGGATAAACTAATAGGAATCTAAGAATGGCAACGATACAAAATATCACTATCGACCAAGATTGTGATTTCACAGAAACATTGACAGTTAAAGACTCTACTGGTACGGTTGTTGATCTCTCTAATGAAACAATCACTAGTAAAATGAGAAAGACTCATCTTTCTACAACTGCATTTTCTTTCACAACTGCTAAAGTAAGTGCAACTGATGGTACTTGCTCAATCGCTATGACCGATGCTGTTACAACAGGTCTTGCTGAAGGTCGTTATGTATGGGATTTAACAACAACTGATGCTTCTGGTTTAATTACTCGAAGAATAGAAGGAAGAGTTACCGTAACACCAAGTGTAACAAGGTAACCATATGTCAGATGATACAACTCAAAGATATATTGATGGAGAAAAGAATTGGATTAATAATGCTATTGGAAAAGTTCCAGACATTAATAAAAAGATTACAGGCGAAGTTAGTATTATCGAAGAAATAGATATTGACGCTGATATTGAAAAACAAATCACACAACTACAAGAAGCAAAATTAAAAGTTACCGAAACTGAAATTGATCTTCTTACAAACATCTCAAAGAAACAAGCAAAAGAAGAAGTTAATGTTCAAAATGAACTTGGCGATTTCTTTTCTACAATCACTTCTGAAAAGAAAGAACTTAAACATAAGATAAAAAAAGAAGAAGTTAAGATTGCTGAAGTTGAAAAGTTATTTGATACACTTTCTGCACCTAAAAAGAAAAAGAAAAAGAAAGTTATTCAGAAAAAGTTATTAGTTGAACCTGAAAAGATTCAAGAACCGATAATTGAAGAAGAAGTTATTATTGATAAAACACCAGAAGAACTTACATTTATAGAAAAAGTATCAAAACAACTTTCTGAAATGAAGGTATCGAAAAAACTAGACGAAGATAAAATTAAATCATTAGAGTCAGTTGATACTTTAGACAAGCTAAAAAGAGAGTTTCTTAACTTTAAAGATATTGTTGCTAAACAAATGTCATTTGCTGGTGGTGGTCTTGATCCAAATAAGATTTCTGCTGACTTAGTACCGACTACTGCAAATACATTTAGTCTAGGTTCAGCAAATAGACCTTGGAAAGATTTACATTTATCTGGTTCATCTCTAATTATAGGTGGAACCACAATGGACTCTGCCGAACTAACTGTACTAGACGGAGTAACAACAGGAACTGTTTCTGCTAGTAAAGCAGTTATCGTAGACTCAAGTTTAGATATAACTGGTTTCAGAAATGTAACCGCAACAGGTACTTCTACTTTTGGAAGTTTATCTGACGGATCAATAACCATAACGGCGTTTGTTGATGAAGATAACATGGCGTCAAATTCGGCAACACTTGTGCCAACGCAACAATCAGTCAAGGCATATGTTGACTCTTCTAGTGGTGTTTTAAATTTTAGTGCTGATGATGAAAATAGTTTAGATATTCAACTAGCAAGTGAAACAATGCTGTTTGCTGGGGGTACGGGCATGGAAACGAGTAGTAGTGGCAACACTATAACAGTTAGTATTGATTCCTCAGTAGCGACTAAAAACTTCTCTATTGCACAGGCTATTGCATTAGGATAAATACTAAATAGTAGTATAAGGAAAGAAAATTATGGCAAAACCAACCACAAAAGCAACATTTAAAGAGTACTGTTTAAGAACTCTTGGTAAACCTGTTATTGACATTAATGTTGATGACGACCAAGTAGATGACCGAATAGATGAGGCAGTTCAGTATTTCGCACAATACCATGTAGATGGTGTTGAAAGAATGTATTTAAAGTATCAAGTTACGGCAGATGATGTAACTCGAATGACTACGGATGCGTCTGAATCAGTTACTAGCAATAGTGTAACTACAGCATGGAAAGAAGGTCAAAACTTTCTTATAGTTCCAGATTCTGTTATTTCAGTTGTCAATATCTTTCCACTATCTGACAGAGCAAACTTAAATATATTTGATGTTAGATATCAATTGAGATTAAATGATCTATACGATTTTTCATCTACAAGTATTGTACATTATCAAATGACAATGCAACATTTAGACTTTCTTGACCATGTATTAGTGGGAGAGAAACCTATGAGATTTAATCATCTATCAAATAGATTATATATTGACCAAGACTGGAAAACAGATATTACAGCAGGTGAATATTTAATCATAGAAGTTTATCGTCAATTAGATCCAGATACATTTACCGATATCTATAATGATATCTATTTAAAAAGATATGCAACTGCATTGATTAAAAAACAATGGGGTCAAAACTTATCTAAATTTTCAGGTACTGCAATGCTTGGTGGTGTTACACTTAATGGACCTGAATTGTTTTCTACTGCAATCGCAGAGCAAGAAAAACTAGAAGAAGAAATTAGAAGTAATTACGAAGAACCACCACATATGCAACAAGGATAATTGAATGCCAACTAATGTCTATTTTGACACTGGCACTACTTCTGAGCAAAGATTATACGAAGATTTAATAATCGAACAGCTTAAGATTTACGGTCAGGATGTCTATTACTTACCAAGAAAGCTTGCGAATAAGGATACTATCTTCGGAGAAGATCCTGCTTCGTCTTTTGATGACTCATACATTATTGAAATGTATGTTGACAATACCGATGGGTATATGGGTGAGCAAGAGATTATCAATAAGTTTGGTTTAGAATTAAGAGATGATATTAAGTTTACTGTTTCTAAGTTGAGATGGGAAACTTTAATCTCTAACAATGGTGACTTAGTTGCTGAAAGACCTCAAGAGGGTGACTTAGTTTATTTCCCTACAACAAATGCATTTTTCGAAATACAATTTGTAGAACACGAGCAACCGTTCTATCAACAAAGTGCATTACCAGTTTATAAACTATCTTGTACTAAATGGGAATACAGTTCAGAAAGAATTGATACTGGTATCGTTACTATTGATAGTACTGAAGATTCATTATCTACTGACACAATGAACTTCCAGTTTAGTTTAGAAAATGAAACTGGATCATTTGTAGTAGAAAGTGATATTGGTAAAATTGAATATCTTATTAATGAAGATTTTGCTATGGCAACTCAACAACCAGTAGATCAAGGTTTGATATTCGAAGAACAGGCAGGCACAACAACATCATCAACTGGTGATGATATATTAGATTTCAGCGAAAGAAATCCATTTGGAGAGGTTGACGATTACTAATGTTTGGACAACACTTTTACCATAAACAAATTCGCAATACTGTAATTGCATTTGGAACAATATTTAATAATATTAATATTAGGCGTTTGGACTCTAGCGGAAATCCATTGCAGAATATTAGAGTACCGTTATCATACTCGCCAAAAGAAAAATTCTTGGCAAGATTGGAACAACAAGCAGATTTAACTGGAGACGATTCAAGTGTGGCAATAACTCTACCTCGTATGTCATTTGATATCACTGGTTATGCATATGACCCGACTCGTAAATTAAATAAAAATTTAAAGATT